GGGCGACGCCGCCCGCATTGGTGCCGCTGGTGTTGAACAGGGTGGTGGCCCCGCCGGCCTGGGATGTGCCGCCGGCCGATACGCCGCCGCCCGCCCCGCCGCCGCCGCCGGCCTCCGCGGCATAGCCGCCCGCCCCGCCCGCGCCGCCGGCGATGCACCCGCCGCCACCGCCGCCGCCGACGCGCTCGGACCCGCCCGAGGCGCCGGCCCCGCCGCCGGAGGCGCCGAACACCCCGCCGCTGCCGCCGCCGCCGCTGCCGGTGGCGCTGGTGCCGGCGTTGTTGTCCCCGCCGCCGCCGCCGCCGCCCGCCCCGGTGGCGGTGGTTCCGCCCGCGCCGCCGCCGCCGCCATGCGCGCGCAGCAGCGTGCCGAAAGCCGACATCCCGCCCGCCCCGCCCGGCGAGCCGTTCGACCCGCCGCGCGCGCCGCCGGCGCCCACGGTGACCGCGACGCTGGCGGCCAGGTCCGCGGCCCGGAACAGCCCGCGCCGCTTGCTCGCCCCGCCGCCGCCGCCGCCGCCGGAGACCGACGTGCCGGAATTGGCCACGCCGCCATTGCCGCCGGCCCCGCCGCCGCCCCAGACCTCCACTTCCACCTGCACCGAGGCGGGATCGCGGGTCCAGGTGCCGCTGCTGGTGAACACCGTGACCTTGGGCTCCGCCCCGCCGCCCCCGCCGCCGCCGGTGCCGTCGCCGCCATGCACCGCGGACCAGTCGGTGTTGGCCACATGGCCGGCCCCGGTGGTCAGCCGCAGCCAGCCCAGCAGCGTCTGCCCGCCCGACAGGCTGGGCGCGCTGTTGGCCACGAAGTGCCCGGCGACATAGGTGCCCGATGCCGGCTGGGCGCTGGCCGAGGTGGCCGGCGCGGTGCGCAGCCGGCCGAACAGCGCATCGGCGGGATCGCAGCCCTCGACCACATGCAGCCAGGCGCCGGCCGGCTCCACCGTGCCGATGCCGCGGTTCGAGGTGGAGAACCCGACCGCCACGGGATCGCAATGCAGCGTGTTGCCGGTGACCAGGTTCTGCACCACCCCGGTCTGACGCACCGCGGTCGCCACGTTGCGGAACGCATTGTCGGTGACCACGAAGCCGGAGCAGCCGCCCAGCAGGACGCCGGACAGCGCCGCGGCCCCGGTCCAGGTGCCGCCCGCCCCGCGCCCCGCCGAGGCGAAGCGCGGATCGCCGTCGATCTCGTTGTGGCGCAGCAGCACGCGATGGGTGCCGCCGGCCGGGCCCTGGATGCCGGCCACGGTCACGTCGACGATGCGGTTGCCCTCGATCGTCAGCCCGTCATAGTCCAGGTCGCGCACGGTGACCGGAACATAGGTGTTGGCGTTGAACAGGATGCCGTACGGCCCGGTGGTCTGGATGGTGTTGTCCGCGATGCGGCAGTTGCGCAGCGCCGGGCCCAGCAGGATGCCCTGCGTGTTCAGCCGCGCCTCGGCCACCGCGCCGTTGTAGAAGCCGCTGCCGTCGCCGTTCTCGCCGACCCACAGCCCCTCGGCGCCATAGCCCCAGGCCGAGACGTTGGACACCGCCGGCAGGGTGCGCACCAGGTGGTTGCCGGTGATCTCGATCCAGTGCCCGGCCGGGGCGGCCACCGCCGGATTGTTGCTGTCGGACGCATAGAACGTGCCGGTGTCGGTGCCGTACAGCGACGTCACCGCGCCGGTGCCCACCGCGGGCTCGCCGGGCGGGGCGGCCCCGCCGCCGGCATTGCGCGGGCCGCCGGTCAGCCAGATGTAGAACTGCACCCCGGTGCGCGCGTTCGGCTCGGCGCGCTGGAACACGTCCTGCAGGATGTTGTCGGCGATGCGCACCGCGAAGCTGGGCGACTGGCCCTGCGGATCGGGGAAGTCGGGCGCGACCACGCGGATGCCGGTGCCCATGATCCGGCGCATGACGTTGCCGGTGATGGAGGCGGTCTTGGCCCCCAGCACGGCGATGCCCTGGCTCTCGGTGATGGTGTTGTTGGCCACGATCAGCCCGGTGCGCACCGGGGCGATCGCGGTCGAGCTGGTATGGGCGCTGATCGCATCGTCGTTGGCGCCGATGATCTCGTTGCCCTCGATGATGACGTTGCTGGTGTCCCACACCGCGATGCCGTCGGCGATGGTGCGGAAGACGCGGCAGTTGCGCACCGTCACCTGGTCGCCGCCGGTCACCACCATGCCCATGTTGCGCGAGTGCATGAACTCGCAGTTCTCGATGGTGATGTTGGTGCCGTTCAGGCGCAGGATCTGCGCGCCCAGCGTCTTGGTGATGTCCGCCCGGCCGCGGATGGTCAGGTCACGCATGTGGAAATCGTCGAGCGGATGCCAGGAGCTGGTGCCGGCCACCGCGTTGCTGATCGAATCGCCGTTGATGGCGTTCACCGAATCGTCGATCAGCAGCACCGTGCGGCCCCGCCCGGCGCCGCGCAGCAGCACCTTGGAGCGCGGGCGCAGCAGCGCGATCGAGGCGTCGATGCGATAGGTGCCCGGCGGCAGCCACACCTCCGCCTCGCGCGACAGGGAGGTGGCGTAGTTCATGGCGCTCTGGATGAACGGGCCGTCATTGGCCACGCCATTGGCCAGCGCGCCGATGTCCAGCGCATTGATCCGCTCGGCAAAGCGCGTGGCCAGCGAGCGCGCGCGCGTCGTGCCGGTGGCCACCACGGTCTGGCTCGAGATGTTGCTGCTGGGCAGCGTCGCCTGGTCGACCTGGAGCGTGCCGCCCTCGATCTTCAGCCCGGTGCCGATATTGACCGGCTCCGGCCCGCCGGGAAACACGCCGACCCGGCCCAGCAGCTTGCCGGATGCCAGCGTCAGGCGCGGCTGCATCGGCTCGCGCAGCGCGCCGACCGTGGTGCCGAACGATTCGCCGGCACGCTCGATCAAGGCAAGGTCGCTGTCCGCCGTGGTCAAGGTCTGCGGCAGTTCACTCAATGTGGGCATGCAAATGTCCTCACAACACGGTGTGACAGGAAGGAAGGCCGGGGCTTCGGGCCTAGAGCGGAAGCCGACCTGATAGGCGGCCGGCCACCGCTCTAGCTCTTTGTTCAAGAACGCAAATCTTCCGACCGGATGATTCCATCCGGTCGGATATTGCTCTAAGCCACGGCCGTCCACCCGGTGGCACCGGTTCCGGTGCGCTTGATCCAGAAGGTGGTGCCGGATCCGCCGTCCAGGTTTCGGTAGTCGGACCCTTGCGTGGCGCTGACCGCGCCTTCCGGCGATCCGCGGCCGAGGCTGGAGCTGGCGCCGGCGGGTTCCGCCGGGGTGGCCAGGCGCAGCCGCCCGCTGCCGCGCGGACGCAGCGTCAGGTCGCCGGCGGCATCCGGCTCGACAAAGCCGGGCAGGGCGAAGCGCCCGGCGCGCCACATGCCCCAGGTGGCGATCCACTCCACATCGGCATCGGCCGCCACCACCAGCTCGCCGCGCGTCCAGTTCTCCTGCAGCGGCACGCTGCCGGCGCGCGCGAAGCTGGTGCGGGCATTGCAGCGCACCAGCAGCGTGCGCTCCTCGGCCAGCGGCGGGGCGGCATAGGCGGTGGCCGCGGCCCCGCTGCCGTTGCCGGTGATCGAGACAGCGACGGGGCTGCCGGGATCGCCGTAGCCGCTGCCGATCGCGGTGACGACCACGCCCAGGAGCTTTCCATCCGACAGCACCGCCTCGGCGGTCGCCCCGCTGCCGCCGCCCAGGATGGTGACGGTGGCGAAGCTGTATCCGCTGCCCGGCGCGGTGACCCGCACGAAGCTGATCTTGCCCGCGAACGCCGCCTGCGTGCTGCCCAGGATCGACTGGATCGGCGAGGGGGCCGCGGTGACCATGACGCTGTCGGCGATGTCCGGGAACACCAGCGTCTGCCGGCCCAGCAGCGCCACCGGATTGGCGATGAAGCGGGCGGTGAAGTCATGGCGGTTGCCGCGCACGATCACGCTGTCGGTGTCCGCGCGCAGGCAGTGTTCCGGCCCGCGCCCGGTGAAGTCGTTGCCCTCCACCAGCACCCGCGTCGGCCCGTCGCGCAGCCAGATGCCCTCCGCCCCGCCGGCCATGGCGATGCGGTTGCCGGTGATGGCCAGGCGGTCGCAGGCGATGCCGAAATTGCGCCCGGCGCCGTCGGTTTCCACATGCGTGGCCGCGATGCCCCAGTACAGGAACTCCGCCAGGTGGTTGCCGGACACCCGCAGATTGGCGCTGCCGCCGCAGTTGATGCCGTAGCCGTGGCCCAGCACCTGGTTGGCGTCGAACGCGCTGTCGATCGAGCCGCCGCAGTCGATGCCGTACAGCGCGTTGCCGGTGATGGTGTTGCCCGCCACCCGGCTGGCGGCGACATTGGCCAGGATGCCGGCGCCGCTGTTGCCCAGCGTGCCGTTGTCCGCCAGCAGGTTGCCCTGCACCAGCAGCGCCCGCCCGGCCACGGCGATGCCGTAGACGGTGTTGTCGTGGCAGATGTTGCCGCTGACCACGGCGCCGACGGCATCCGGGAAATCATTGCCCCAGACCGGCGGCTCGGTGTTCGGCACGTTGAAATTGCCGACGGCGATGCCGCGCGCATTGGCCCAGGCGCGGTTGCCCAGCACCTGCACCAGCCGCGCCCGCTTGGCGTGGGTGGCGTCGTTGAAATCGATGTTCAGCCCGTACTGCGCGTTGCCATGCGCCAGGCAGTCCGCCACCAGCACGCCGGCCACCGCCTGCACCCACAGCCCGTGCGCGGCATTGCCGCCGAAGGTGCAGCCGCGGATCGTGTGCGCGGACAGGGCGGGATCCTGCGCCAGGATCGCCAGCCCGCTGCCCAGCACCGCGCCCGAGGCATTGCGGAAGACGCAGCGATGCAGGTCCGAGCTGGTGCAGGCCGCCGTCAGCAGCACGCCCCAGGCCTCGGCGCCGACCTGGGCGCGGTTGGCGTCGAAGGTGACGCCCTCGGCGCGGAAGCCGGGCGCCTGCACGCTGATCCAGGCCCCGCCGCCCGACTGCGCGCCGCGCTTGAGCACGGACAGCCCGGGCGTGCCCAGCAGCACCGTGTTCGGCTGCGCGATGGTCCATTGCCCGTCGACGCGATAGGTCCGCGCGCCGAGGCGCACCGGCCGGCCGGAGCCGATCGCGGCGTTCAGCGCCGCGGTATCGTCGGTCACCCCGTCGCCCACGGCCCCGAAGCTCTCCGGCCCCACGGCATCGGCCAGCAGGGCGGCCAGGCTGCGCTGCGCGCTGGTGCCGCCCGCCGTGGCCCGCGCCGCGGAGATGTAGGTGCCCGCCCCCAGGCTGGCCGGCGCCGGAGCGGACAGGATGCCGCCGCCCAGCGCCAGCCCGGGGCCGACCGAAACCGGCCCCGGCGCGTCCTCGGCATCGCCGCCCAGCAACTGGCCGTGCGCCACGCTGATCGTCGGCTGCAGGCCGGCCAGCAGCTGCGCCCGGCTCACCGCGCGCAGCACGCCGCCCTGGCTTGCCGGCAGCAGGTCGCTATCCGCCGCGGCCAGCGCGGCATCCAGTTCGTCGATGGTCGGCATCGCCTAGCCTCCGATCAGGATGGGGTTGCCGTCTTCGTCGGTGACGATCAGCCCGCCCTGGGTCTGCAACGACCCCGCGGGCGCCGACTGCGCGGCCAGCGCCAGCACCGGCAGGGCGATGGCCCGGCCCAGCACGCGGCCGGACTCCGTGGTGATCGTCACCTGCAGGCGATAGGTCGTGCCGGCCTGGCCGCCGGACAGCCACACCACGGCGGTGCGCCCGTCGGCCAGGATCTCGCCCACCGTCAGATGCCCGGCGCCGGCCGGGCTGGGCACCACCTCGACGGCCGCGATGCTGTCGGCGGGATGGCCGGCGACGGCGGCCGAGATGTCGAAGACGTAGTCCAGCACATCGGCCGGGTCCTTCGCCGGCCAGGACAGCAGCGGCGGCGTGGCCTGGCTGGCGCCGCGCGGGACCGGAGCAAACCCGTCCAGCACCACGCGCCGCGCCAGGCTGGGATGCCAGACCCGGGTGATCGTCTCGCTCATGGCGCGCTCCTTCAGTATTCGACGATGACGAGGCCGGCGGCGCCCGCGGCCCCGGCGAAATTGCCGCCGCCGCCCGCCCCGCCGCCGCCCGGGAAGGTGCCGACGCTGGGCAGGCCGGAGGACGCGCCGCCGCCGCCGCCGCCGCCGGCCGCCGCCCCGCCATGGCCGCCGAAGCCGTTGGCCCCGGCGTTGAACCCGGCATTGCCGGCACTGCCGACCATGTTCACCGCGCCCCCGCTGCCCGCCCCGCCCGGGCCGGAATTGCCCTGGCCCGCGGCCAGCGCGCCCTGCCCGCCGGTGCCGCCGGCCGCCGACAGGAAGGCGCCGAAGCTGCTGGCCCCGCCATTGCCGCCGGAATTGCCCGCCGCCGACCCGGAATTGTTCACGCCCCCGGCCCCGGCGGCACCCACGGTGACGGCGATCACCTGGCCCGGCCCGACGGCGAAGACGCCCTCGGCATAGCCGGCACCGCCGCCGCCGCCGCCGCCGCCATTGGTGGTGTTGCCGCCGCCGCCGCCGCCGCCGCCGATGGCGCGCACCCGCAGCCGGCTGACCCCCGCCGGCACCACGAAGCTGCCGCTGGCGGTGAAGCTCTGCTGGGTGGCGAAGCCCGGCCGCAGTTCCGGCAGGCGATAGGGCAGGATCGGCGCGGTGATGGCGGCGGCGATATGCGCCCCGGTCACCGTCGCCTGGCCATAGGCGACGGTCACGGTGGCCAGCGCCACCCAGCCGGCATCAACCGCCGGCGCCACCTGCGACCCCGTGGTGGCCGGCACGCCGGGCTTGAGCTGAAGCTGCACGCGCTGCACCCGGCGGGTGTTCTGCGCCACCCCGGTGTTGCCCGGCCCCAGATAGGGGGCGGCCGGGTTGGCGGCGTTGTAGTACGGCAGCACCACCGGCGCCTCGTCGGCCTCCTGGAACGCCGCCTCGATCAGATGGGTCACGGACTGCCCGGTGGTGCCCGGCGCGGTCACGGCGAAATCCGCCGGCGCCAGGTTCACCCCCATCTTGACCAGGGCCGAGCCGGCATCGGCGCCCAGCGAGCCATAGGCGGTGCCGTCCACCGTCGAGAGCTCGGTGATGCTGCCCGGAGCGACCCGCACCGCCAGGCTGGCCGGCGTGGTCGGCCCCACCGCCAGGCCGTCGACCACCGGCGCCGTGCCCAGCACCGCGCGCAACAGCGCGCCGAGCGCCACCATGGCGTGGCGGTTGGTGGACAGCAGGTCGGTGTCCAGCGGGATGCTGCCGGGATAGACGATGTTGCGATCCATTGAGACCTCGCATTGAAGAAATGCCAAAAGCCCCGCGCCCGAAGGGACGCAGGGAAGAAAAGGCAAGGCTGGGCTCCGCCCAGACCCGCCAGGGGGCCAAGCCCCCTGGACCCTTAAATAATAAGGTCCAGGGGCTTGGCCCCTGGTGGGGTCTGGGGCAAAGCCCCAGGCTTGCTTAGTTCTCGATCCGAACCCAGGCGGTCGCCCCCGCCGGCAGCACGGAGGCCGCGGCGTCGAGGATGTCGGCATCCGTCACCTGGCCCTCGACCATGGACAGGCTGGCCCAGGCGATGGCGCCCGCGCCCCAGCCGCCATGCTGCCCGGCCCAGCCCGACAGCCCGCCGATCCCAGCCCCCAGCGGCCGCCGGGCGGTCACGAAACACTGGTACGGCAGCGCAAGACTGCCCCAGCCGCCCGCCACGCCATAGCCGGCACCGAGCCCCCAGCCGCCGGTATCCGCCGGGCGGGCCGGCTCGAACACCAGGGCCTCGCGCCCGGTCAGGTCGCGCAGCACGGCGGCCAGCGCCGGGCGCGTCGCCCGCTCGCGCAGCAGCTCGCGCAGGATCGTGGTGCGGAATGCGGTGTCGCCCTGGCTGCGACGGCGGCGAATGCGCGGGCCGAAGCAGTCGGCGGCGATCATTTCCAGCATCGCGCCGGTCGCGGTCGAAATCCGCGCCTGGCGCCGCACCTCGGCCACGGTTTCGTGCAGCCAGGCCCAGCCCTCGGCCAGCCCGGCCAGCACCGCATCCAGCGCCGGCGTGGCCTCGGCCAGCCAGCGCCCCGGCAGCACCGCGCGCAGCCGCGCCAGCATCTCCTGTTGCAACGGGCCCATCTCAGTAAATCACAATCAGGCCGGGACGGATCACGCCGGCCGGGCCGGGATCGAGATCGGCCTCCGCCGTGTTCAGCGTCACCCCGGACACGTTCACCACCGCCGGCGAGACGCCATAGGCAATCGTGGCCACCCGCGTCCACTGCAGCGCAGCCCCGATGTCCAGCGCGGTCACATACGCCACCAGCGCATCGCGCACCTGGCCGCTCACCGCCACCGCATCGGCGCCCGCCGCGATGTCCAGCACCAGCTCCACATCGGCCAGCAGCACGGCCGGCGGCTGCACCGCAAAGGTCGTGCCCACCGGGCGCACCGCCTCCACCGCGCTGGCCACCGCATCCAGCAGGGCGGGCGGCGGCGTGCCGCTGCCGTCATCGACGATCACGGTAAAGCTGCCGGTGCCAACCGTCTCCATCACCCGCCAGCGCAGGCCCTGGCGCAGGCTGGCCACCGCATGGCCGATCGCCACCGGCGTCGCCCGGCTGCGGCTGGCCAGATAGTCGCGAAAGCGCAGGCGCAGCGCGGCATCGCTCTCCGCATCCAGCCCGCCGGCCAGCGGCCAGTCATTGGCCACCGTGTCCACGCCGGCCAGCGCATCGGCGATCAGCGTGATGCTGCCGGCCAGCACGTTGCCCGCGCTGCCCGCCGCCTCGGCCACCACCGGCACGGTCACGCTGCCCACCCCGGCACCCATCACATAGCCGCCCAGCCCGGCGTTCCACGCGACATGGCCGGCATCCGCGCGCACCAGGAACCCCTGCCCGGCATCCGCGGTGCGCACCAGCGTGCCGACAGGAACCACCACCGCCTCCGTGGTCGCGAACCGGGCAAACCGCACCTGGCCCGACGACGCCACCGCCGGCAGCCGGGCGAGCGCGAAATCATCCATCCAACTGTCCAGGTCGGCACCCTCGCTGGTCGAAGCCCGGGTCATCGACAGCACCTGCACGATCAGCCACTGCATCCACAGCGCCATGGAAGCCTGCGCCTCCAGGATCGCGCGCAGCACGGAGCCCACCGACAGATCGACCAGCGCGCGCGACGCGCCCTGCACCGCCGCAGCCGCATCGGCCACCAGCGCTGAAAAATCCTTCAGCCGCAACTGCATCGTCACTCTCCCACACTGAAGGACGAAGCCTGCGTCACGCCGGTATCGGCATCGGCGTAGCGGATCGAAACCTCCACCCGCCCATCGGTGCCGGCGCGCACATCCACCACCGGCTCCGGGCTGCGCGCCACCGCGCGCTCACGAAAAATCTGGCTGCGCACCACGGCGCGAATGCGCTCGGCCGAGGCCGGCTGGCCCACGAAGCGGCCCAGCCCGGCGCCATACTCCGGCGCCCAGATATACTCGCCGGGATTGGTCAGCAGCCGGCGCAACACCCGCTGCCGCCCCAGCACCGGCCCCTCGGCCAGCGCCAGGTCGCCAGTCGGCCCCGCCAGCAGATCGCCGGCGAACTCATGCGAAAGATCGGGCATGTTCCCTCAATCCTGCGGCGTCGGGCCGCTGCCGGTGCCGGAATGCACATGCTGATTGTAATTGTCGCGCAACTGATCCAGCGCGCCATGACTGTCGAAAACGCGCCCGCTGACATGCAGGTCGCCCTGCACCCGCACCACGCCGTCATTGCCCAGGCGCAACGCCGCCCCGGAGGCATGCCGCAGCACCAGCTCCCCAACGGCGCCCTCGGGCGGCGGCCGAGGGTCGCTGAAGCACCCCCCCACCACCACGCCATGCTCCGCCTCGCCATCCTGCGCCAGAACCAGAACCTGGTCCCCCGGCGACGGCAAGCAAAACACCCCCCACCCCGCCCCAACCCAAGGCGAGGCCACCGGCAGCCACCCGCCCAGCACATCCTCCGGCTGAACCCGAACCCGAACCACATGCCTGGCCGCATCCGAACTGGCCACCACCCCAAACCTGGCAACTCCGCCAGCCCGATCCAAAGCCCCCGCCTGCGCCTTCAACACATTCAACAACCGGTCCATCGGCAGCCTCCGGGGGGTGGGTGGGATAGGAAGAAAGGCAAGGCTGGGGCTTTGCCCCAGACCCCACCAGGGTCCGAGACCCTGGACCTTAATCACTTCGCCTTCGGCGGGGAGGGGCCGTC